GTAAGCTGCTGGCGGCTTGGGTAACTCAGCGGGTTAATTTTGGCAGACTCGATCATTTTTGCAACCTAGTCATCCCATGCCTGACAGACACGCATTCCGTGACAGATAAAGTCGAACTTTTTACAGAAGCCTCGACCACCTGCGTTCTGATCCATTTCGGTCAGCGGGATTTTTTCCATCTTGGCCTGCATGATCGGACCGTTGCAGAAATACTCACAATTTCCACAGGAGCGGCGGCGAGCCTGTTCTTCAGGCATATTCCATGCCTTTGCTAATTTGCTCCAGAACGGCTTGTTTGAGCCTTTGTCCAATGATGGGCTTTCTGGGCCGAGCATCCAGTTGTCTAGGACATTCTGGGTGTTCTTCTTGTTTTCTGCTGTGGTGATAAATGGGCGGTCTTCAGGGAGGCCCATGAATCCTTCTACGATCATTTCTGGCATTTTCATGGTTTAACTCGTGATTTCGCGGCCAGAGGCCATGATGGTGAGGGAAGTTGCAGCCCCGGCGAGGGTCGAGATGAAGTCACCCGGCTCCAAGACCTGACCGACCACTTCAGGGCAGGTGTAGGTTTCATTCGGAGCAATGGCGCGGGCATCCATGACGAGGTTAGTCGCACCGGAAGAGCCGCCAGAGGCCACAAGGTTGACGCTGAAATTGACGTTTGCCGCGCTGGTATTGGTCACGGTCATCTTGTCAATGATGGTTTTGCAGTTCACAGCGGTGTATTGGGTAGTCTGTGAGTTTTCGGCTTGCTTCGCCGGAATGATGTTCTTGACGGTAACGGCCATGATTACTCCTAAAGTTGAATTTGGGTTACGGCAATGATGCCAGCAGGGGCGGCGGGGTAATCATTCGGAGCCGTACCACCCGCAGCAACGGTTACGAGCGCGACGTTTGTGCTATCAGCCTGCCACCAAAGTTCGACGTAATCCCCGGCATCAAGGCTGAAAAAGTCAGCCAATGATAGCGGCGTATAAGCGTTGTTTACGCTGACTGTGACTAATCGGGTGGTGTTCGGAATGTTTGTGCCGTTCTTCTTGAACCAAAAGCGAACATTTTTGTCCACGCCGCTGTTACTTTGAAGCTGCAAGGTAACGTCAAACTGGTACAAACCAGATTCAACTACCGTCAACTGAGAGCCAGAAACAATGCTCACGCCGTTAGCGATCTCGGTGTTATCCCAAGACACGGCATACGAGGTATTTGCAACTGCCGGAGAGGTTGAGGCTCCGGTCTTTGTGAACTCGCCGTAATACTGCTGCTGCTCAATCGTTGGGCGTACAAAGATTTCGCCGTCAGTCGCGTCCACAGCCAGCACAGCGGCCACAGGGATCACATTATCTGGGGCAGTAGGCTTGACGTTAGTAAACGCCCCTGCGGTCGATGGAGAGGCATATAGAATGTCTCCTGCGTTCCATGTCTCAGACACAGGGCTTCCGGTGGTGTTTATGCCCCGAACGTGGCCCCAAGTCGTGCAGAAGCCTACCTCGCCGCTATCGGGCAGGTCGTGAGTCAATACACCGAGGATATACAGACTCGGGCTAGAGCCATCTGCGAGATAGGGAGCAACCGATATGACGTTGTTTGCGCCGACGCCTGCAAATCCAACGACAGTGCCGTTTGGAATGGTTGAGCCGGTCATATTCTCGACTCTGGCATAATACTCTTGGCCGACTTGCTGGACTACGCCGTACTCATGCCCGATTTCGAGGGTGTCATTGGGATCGCTCCAGCCGACACGTCCGCGAGCATCTGCTTTCGGGGCAAATCGGTTGAAGTCAAAGTAATCCACAGCCTTTGATTCAACAAACTGCGGCGGCTGAAGGTTAAGAGTTTCTGAAAGACGCTGAACTGCGTCTAAGGCTTCGCCTGCTTTGCGTTGGGCAATCCCGCCAGAAACAACCTCGGCATCTACGCCGGTAACAGAGATTTCTTCAACGATCCCGAAGAGGTTTTCAAAGGCGCGAATCTGCTGCTGATCTTTTAGGAAGGTAGCAAGCTGATCTCGGGTTAGGCGTAGCGGTGGAGTAGCCATTAGAACGCGAGGGGTTCAAGCCTCGCCTCCAGTCGAGCCATTGAGATAAAGGCTTGGCTGTCGCCCTGAAACCGCTGGATGCGCCAGTTTCTCATGTGGCCCTGTTGAAACCAAACGAGGCGCTTTGTACGGTCGCCAATGGTTCCCACGCGGATCGGATGCTTCTGGCTCCATGTCATGCCGTCAATGGAGTACGAGGTCGTGATAATTGGGTTTTTGCCGTTGGCTACGCGGCCTGTCAGGGATACCAGTTCGAGTTCATGGAACAGCGCCCCACGGCTTTCGTTGTAGACGATGGCGGTTCCAAACTCCCAACGAACAATCTCGCCGTAGTGGTCAGAAACCTCGTCTGTGAGGTAGCCAAGACGCGCCTGCTGGGGGTCGCCAAAAATCCACTTGTCATAGCACCAGACAAAGTTCTGCGCCCGGTATTGGCTGAATCCGTTGATGGAAGAGGTCAGCACAGACCAAATCGGCTGGCCCATTGCCTCGGAAGCCCCTGCATCATAGACCAAGGTTCTGTCTGGCAAATGTACATACAAAAATTGATGCGACTTGTCGTTGCGGTCTTCCAGAATCACGTCGGCTAATTCGGCCTCGGTGTATTCAAGCAGAATCGTGTCGATTTCCTGCGTAGCGATCTTCTGGGTATTAGCGTTCACCCCGAGATAGATAGAGGGAGATTCGCCTGCTCCGCTGCCGAGGAAAGCTACCGTACTCAGGAAAGAGCAGCAGGCTTGGGTTCCAATCGCGCCACGTTCCAACTGAGCGCCGTCAATGCGCTGGAAAGGGAAAAAATCCCCGCCGATATTGTCGAACACTTCGATGGTGTTGCGATTAACCGCATAGATTTCGTTGCGAATCTTAATCAGGGCCTTGACCGCATCTGGATCAATTTCAGACGAGCCATACTTCAGCGGATTTACCTGTGTCGGGTCTGTCAGTTCGGTGACTACCAAAAACTGCCCATCGGTCGTCATGAAGTAGCCATCTACCCAAACCACATCAATAACAGTTCCTAAATCAGGGTCCGTGACTTGGGTTAGGGTTGTTCCATCCCAGTAATACAGGCGGCCTCCAGAGGCGATGGCGAGGCGATCAAACGAATAAGTCATGGAAACACGGCCACCAGTGCCAACGTCGCCTAGAACGGTCACAGTGCCGTCTGAGGCCACTTCTACGAGTTCTGTACCCATGACGCGGTAGCAGACGCCATTCCATTCGATGCCACCACGATCAATATCGGGGCCGGTAGTAAACTCAACGAGGCCATCGGCAGGACGCAGATAGCCCTGACTGATCCCCTGTGATTTCGGTACAGGAGTCAGGTTTACCGGATAGGACGTGCGGAAGTCTGCAACGCTATCCGTGAAAATGCCGTTGAGAATAGGGATTTGCATTTACCACTTCACCTTGTCTGCCCAATACGCCGCCGACATTTTGCCCTTGGCGATGTTCTTGGCGTGACGTGCCTTGAAAGACTTGCGGCGGGCTGCATCGGCCTCAGACTCGCCCTTCTTCTTTGGTGAGCCAGAAACGCCCTGCTGCCCGAAACGGATGGTCTTTACCTTGTCGCCCTCTTTGGCAACGACAACATGGGACTTCGTTGGATGGTTCGGGGTGCGCTTAGGCTTGTTGTAGCCAGCGACGCCTGCGCGTTCCAGTCGAGCGTCCTTCTTAGCCATTAGCCGAGTCCGTACCAAGCATTCGTAGTTGCGTTGTAGCGCAGCTTGAAGCTGTCATAGGTCGTGACGCTAGAAGGCGCGCCATACACGGTCGGGCTGCTGCTGATCGTCAAGGTCGTGATGGTGTTAGTAATGCTGACAATGACTTCTTGGCCGTCAAACGGTGCGCTCGGTAGGGTAACGGTTCCAGAGGCCAGAGTGCCGCTTGGGGTGATGATTACCCACTGATTGCTTGCGCCGTTCGGGATGGTGACGTTGAAGCCAGCCAAGGTCGGTGCTGCATACAGGGTAGCAAACTGCGGGTTTGCGAAGTTTTCCTGTACATAGTCGAGCAGGACGGTTGCAGAAACCTTACGAGCATCGCCGTTTGAGGAATCGTAGATCGGGAAATTGTCGCTGCCCTGAAGGGAATCGACCGGGGAAAGCTGGTTAATCGTGGGCATAACTGCTCCTTAGTTAAATTCAATCTCGCCGTCTTCACCGGCCAGCACTGGGTCAATGGGGTCTTGCATATACGGATTGTCGTAACGCCAAGGCTTGTTACCAGCACCGGCAGGAAGCGTACTCGGAAGCTGCTGTTCGACCGGCATAGCGGCTTTGGACAGGATGGCTTCATAAGCAGAGCGAGCCGATACTTTGGTGTCTACAGAGACAACCTTGCCGTACCCCGGTGCAAGGCGGATGCCAAGGTTGAGGTAGATGGCTTCGTTGGCTGAATCAGGCACGTTGGTTTCCTGATCCAAGTCAGAGTTTTCTGGGCTAGAAGGAATTGGGTAGCCAAGACGGATGCCTTTGGCGTTCCACGTCGCCATCATGGTATCCATGCGGCGCATAGCACTTTCTAGCTGTGCTGGAGAAAGGTCGAAGGTATAAGCGGCTAGACCGATTTCTTCAAATGCTTGTTCAACGAATTGTCGTTTCGTCCAGCCCATTTCTTCAATCCTTCAGAGCGTCTTCAATTCGCTCCAGTAGCTTCTTGTCTGAAGTCCGGCCATCGAACTTGATCCCGAGTTCATCGGCCTTTTCTTCCATTTCAGCGCGGCTTGGCGCTGCGTTTTCTGGGTCGGCTTCAATCGATTTAGCCTGATTCTGCGCTCTGCGCTCTGCTGGGGTCAGCAGCGGCTTCGACGGCCTTACCTTCTTAACCTTCTTCTTCTTTACAGGGCGCACAATGGGAGGAATCTTCCCGGCTTCACCTGCGGCTTCAGTAGCCTCTTCAAAAGTAGCAAACCAGCCATCGGCTAGTTTTGCATCAAATTCGTCTTGGTCATTTGCGCCTGCAACGTCGTAGGTATATCCGCGCTTCTGATAGCGTCCGGGGCTACGGAATACATGAACAGGGAAATCCATTATTTCTTCTTCCTCTTGGGAGCCTTACTAGGTTTGCCTGCTTTTTCAGCAGCTTTACGAGCGACATTCAGAGCGATAGCAACGGCCTGCTTACGAGGGCGGCCAGCTTTCTCTTCGGTCTTGATGTTCTTAGCGATTGACTTGCGGCTGTAGCCTTTCTTCAACGGCATAGGAGACTCCTAGAAAAAAGGGAGGCGAGGTTTCCCCCGCCCCCCGATTCACCTTACTGGTTGAACAGCAAGATACCAGCCATTTCAGGCTGCTTACATACGACACCAAACAGGGTATCCAGACGGTACTTGATCGTCATGGAGTCGATGTCATAGAACTTCTGCATAACCAGTTCAATGCCCTGATCGGTAGAAGCGCGCATGACAGCAGTGCCTGCGTCAGACGGTACAGCGTAGCGGCCCGGGAGGATTTCCAGAGCGTCCTTCTGCCAGAAGCAGTTGATGCTGCTTGCACCGGTGTTGATGAAGTTGATGTTAGCAGTGCTATCGCCAGCAGTGATTTCGCAGTTCTTGTACTGAAGTGCGGCATCGGACGGAGTAGTAGCTGCTGCAATGATCGGCGGGCTGATTACCAGAGTCGTGCCGCCAGCAGGAACGCTGATTACACGGAAGGTTTTCGGCTGGCCGGTAGGCTGCTTGGTGATGTGGTGAACAGACTCAACGCCATCAATGGTGAAGCAGTCGCCAGCAACTACACCAGCCGAAGAGGACACGGTAACAGTCTGGTAACGGTTATCAACGTTGATCTGGCCGCCAACAGCAGTAGAAGTTGCAGCAGGAGTGTATTCCTGTGAACCGTTTGCAGTGTTGATGGTCGGGGTTGCAGTCTGAGCAGCGATGCGGTTTGCGTAACCCATCTTGAAGGTATCGAAGCCAGCAACCGGGCCAACGAACGAGCGTTCGTATGCGCGGTCAGACTTAGCGTTACCGAAAGAGCGGGTTGCGATAGCCAGATTGCCAGCCAGACCGTTGTAGTCACGGCTAGACAGAGCGAGGTAACGGTCATAATCCGGTACGCCTTGCTCGTTCATCATGCTGTCACAGAGAGCAACGTCATCGTAGTCGCCTGCTGCTGCGCCGATCGGCACAACCAGAGTACCCTGACTGGAAGCAACGTCCATGATGGCTACGTTGATGTCAGAAGCCAACTTCTGCTTGGCAGATTCACCCAGACGGCCTTCCTGAAGTGCGTCACGCAGTTCCAGAGAAGTCATGGTCCACGGCACAGTCTTTGAGTTGTTCAAAGAAGCCGGAACGGACAACTGGGTCATATCCTGATATGAAGCAGAAATAGATGAACCCGGAGTCGAAGTGATCGACTGAGCGATGTACGGCATCGGACGCCAAATGGTGTCGCCCGCACGTTCCATCATCGTGCCATCGGTGTTGTAGATAGATACGTTGCGGGAAAGTACCAATGCGTCTTGGAAGCCTTCCAGCAGGTCTTCGAACGCTACGCGCTCTTCTTTAGAAAATGAATTAGCCATTACTGACTCCTAATGTGATTGAGTTAAATTTGGTTTTCACCAGTTCTACTCATCCACTTCAGGCTGGATGGCGGCCCAAAACATTTACTGCCGATTTACCCGCTGGCGAGACGGTTTCAAGAAGTATATTACTTCTTTTTTTGTCTTTTGTACTGCATAACCTTTGTGTAGTCACCTGTCTTGGCTGCCTCGGCTCTGAGGCGTTCCAAATGGGAATCTACAGCGCCGCTGATCGGCTTCGCACCTTTGATGGTCTTTTCCGGTGGCGGCGGGGCTTTGCGGTTAGATACTTTCAACTGAGTCTCCAATTTTGCGACTGCAAAAGCGAATTTAACAGGGTCTTTGATGTCTGCAAGTTCTTTAACCTTCTTCGGGTTTTTGCCCAAAGCGTAAATAACCAATGCGGAGTTTTCTGCGCCCTGAAGGATCACGCCCTGCTGGGTAATATCAAGGGTCTCTGATACTGCCGCTTCTGCGTCTTCAAAGTCCTTTACCTTGAGGCTTACCTTGGACTCGACGTAGGAGTCTAGCTTTGACTGCCATGCCTTAGCCTGTTCTTGCTCTGCCTGCTGGCGTTGGGCTTCTTGGGCATCCGATTGACGTTTGCGGTCGTACCATTGGGCTACGGCTGCTTCGTACTTGTCGGTGTCGTAGTCAAAGTCATCAAGGGTTGGCTTCTTGCCGACTTCGATGGCTTTCGGGGCTTCCCGAGCCTTTAGCTGCTCTTCGAGTTCACGGATGCGGCGCTGATCTTCGCGATTCTTCCGGCGTAGGTCACGCACCCATTCTGGAGCGGCTGGTGCTTCCTCCGGTGTTTCGTCACCGATGGAAACGATGATTTCATCTGATTCTTCCTCGGTTTCTTCGGCTTCAGCCTCTTCCTCGGATTCTTCTTCTGTTTCTTCTTCCTCGATCTCTTCTTCGATCTCTTCAATCTCTTCGATTTCTTCAACTTCTTCGATAGCGTCTTCGATTTCTTCTACGCTTACACGCGGCATTGTTCTCTCCTAATCTCGTCAATCATCGGCCTGACGGTTGCCGTAAAGTATTATGCTATCTTTTCTCTATCGAATCTATATCTGACTGGGGATTTTTATAAATTGCTCGGGGCGGACAGGCTGGGCTTCGGACTCCATGCCTTGATACTGAGCGCCGACACCAATGCCGATGGGTGCTGCACTAAACAATGGCATGCCTTGTTCTTTGGCTGTTTTGCGCATCTTTGGAGTGATGTCCATGCTCCAGACTTCATCGCCTGTTTGCAGGTTTGTCGTTCCAACCTTGGCATCAAACTTCTTGCCCAGCTTGTTGAGGGATTTAGGCAGGATTTGGTCGTAGAAGCCTTTCATGCCAGCCCCTCCTACCTGCAAATCAGTGCCTGTTAATTCCATGACTCCACGGCTTTTTGCCCACTCGCTTTCCGGCGCTTTTCCTTCGCCTTTAGCTATTTTTTGGGCCATTTCTTTGCCGACAATATCTTCAAGCTGCTCCGGTGTTTTGCCGCTTTCTGTGACAACAGCTTCGCCGTCTTTATATGCGGTTATTTTGTATGTTCCTTTTCCGTCCGGCATATAAGCAATAGAATCAACTTGCTTACTTAAGTCATACCGCTGTGCCTGCTGCGCTCCCTTAGTAAACGCAATACGGTCATAGCCTTTCTCAGCGGCTTCCTGCATGATTCTGCGAAGGGCTAGTTCGTGCCATGAGGTTTTGAATGGTGCGTCTGGAACACCCTCGCCTTCTTTTATTTTTTCTGCGCGGGTTTTTATTTCTACAAGACCCTTCCAGCCCGGATCTGCGTTCGCTATTGCTTCTTCGGCTGTTTTTCCATATCCAATTTCTACCGGGCCTTTTGGCGTGTCGTAGTAAGCGACATGATGTTTCTCTCCGCCGACATAACCGCTTTTCCGCCCTGCCTGATGCCAGTCGGATTGGACTTCTTCGACAAACAATACCCTCTTGCCGTCAGCGTCTATTCTGTCGTTTAGGCGGACGTGAGCGAGGATGTTGGGTTGGTCGTAGTGGGATGATCGAAAAATTTCTTCAGTCGCGTATGCGATTTTGTCATGCTCTTCAGTCAGCCTATCAATCTCAGCCTTAGCCTTGGGCGGCAGGTCTTGTATTGGAACGCCGTATTCTTCAACAATTTCATTGTATCTTGTATTGATCTTGTCAAGCCTACTTTGCTTATTTGAAGGCAACGTCAGCAGCACTTCTCGGTAGTTTTCTCCGCCGGGAAGGGTGTATCTTTCAAACTTTGGCGCTCCTGCTGGGCCATGACCTTGTTCGGCTTCCCATGCGTTATGTAGCCGCTCAACCTCGTCCCAATCGCGCCTTCTTTCCGCCGCAACAACCGCTGCTTGCCATTCGTCTCCAGTTTTATACGGATACGGATTAACAGACTCAAGCCTTACTTCCTGCAACTCAACTCGATTATTGAGCAGGTAGTCCTCAATCTCGCCCTTAGTGACAGTCGGCTTGCTCTTCAGGAATTCGTCAAGGCCAGTCCATTGCACTTCTTCTGGCTTTACGCCTGCTTGCTTTTGGATCATTGCAAGCATCTGTTGGCCTGAGCCTTTCTGCTGCGGGAGGTCACGAGCAGCGGTTTCTAAAGCACTATAAAGACCTGTTTCTTGCTTTTCGCCCATTCTGGAGGCTGCCGGAGCAGAATCAGCCGTAATCCCAAGCCGCTGCATTGCTGCGAGTTCTTCTGGGCTTGTCGGGGTAAATACGTCTCTAGCGGCTCTGCCGAGTGCGCCGAGGTACTTAACCCAGCCGACAGCAGCGAATGGGTCTGCAAAGATTTGCGCGCCTCTTGTCGCTACTTCGGTCTGTATGTTCGGGAACTCTGGAGCAGGGCTGCCGTAAAACTCGGTTACAGCTTGTTCGGCTAGTTCGCTGGACTGCGAGCCTCTTGGAAAAAACTCTACGGCTGCGGCCTCTTCTGGGCGGCCACGGAAGCGGAGATTGAGGTATTCGCCGACGCTGCTAGGCAGATTGTAGATGTCAGCCACATATCCGGGGGTCGATGCGATGTCTACCGGGATGCTGCGCTTGAGGTTTTCCAGCATTACCGAGTAATCAATCCGCT